CAGTTAACGGAACCACAGGCATTACCTTCAACGACAATACCAATATGGCTACTGCTGCGAGCCTTGGGCCACGCAATCGTATTATCAATGGTAATATGGCGATTGACCAAAGAAATGCGGGGGCCGCAATTAACAGTGCTGCAACTGGCTCATTCCCAGTTGATAGATTTGTTTATTATACAACGCAAACAGGAAAATTTAATCTTCAACAAAATGCAGGTTCAGTAACTCCCCCTGCTGGTTTTACTAATTATCTTGGTTGCACCTCAACCTCTTCTTATTCATCTCTTTCTTCCGATGTTTTTGTGTTGGATCAAAAAATTGAAGGATATAATGTTGCGGATTTAAATTGGGGAACTGCAAACGCTAAAACTGTTACATTATCATTTTGGGTTTATAGTTCATTAACTGGCACATTTGGCGGATCTTTTCAAAATTCGGTTCAAAATCGCGCATATTCATTTTCATACACCATATCATCAGCAAATACTTGGACATATATTACTATTACAATTGCTGGCGATACATCTGGTACTTGGATAACAAATAACGGTGTTGGAATTATTATCAACTGGGATTTAGGTTGTGGCTCTACTTATCGTGGGGCGGCAGGTTCTTGGTCTGGTTCAAATTATCTTGGTGCTACAGGCGCGGTATCTGTTGTTGGCACATCTGGCGCTACCTTTTACATCACAGGAGTACAATTAGAAGTTGGTTCTGTAGCAACACCTTATCAATTTAATACCTACAGCGATCAATTAGCGCAGTGCCAGAGGTATTTTTCTAAATCCTACGACCTTGGATCTGCTACAGGTTCAATCACTGGAGCGGGAGTTTTTGGATTTAGAGGAATACAAACTGTATATAATGAATTTCCTGTTTCAGCACCTATTGCTATGCGGGCAACTCCAACTCTTACTTTTTATTCTCCCAATTCTGGAGCATCTGGAAAATATTATAATTACAGCGCATCAGCAGACGTTGCTGCGTCTTCTGATTTCTTATCACAAAATACCTTTACTTTCTCCTCTGGAACTGGCGTTACTGCCAACCAATTATGCGGCTTTCAGTGGACACTTTCGGCGGAGTTATGATTATGTACACTAATGCTCAATATTACAACAAACCAGATGGCACGCAGGCTGGCATCAAAATCCAAATTAACGGCATTGAAAGTTTTGTGCCGCTTGATCCTGCCAACACAGATTACATCAAAATTATAGCCCTTGTTCAAGAGGGTAAGCTAACCATTGCACCTGCAAGCTAAGGAAATGAATCATGTCAACAATCATTGACGGAACAAATGGCATCTCCTCAGCTGGTTATGTTAATTCTACAACAAGCATGACAGCCACAACTAGCGTGACAGCAACAACAACTGTCAGCGATGCTATTGGCAATGTCCGTGTTCTCCCTACCAACGCGCAATCGTCTTCTTACACACTTGTCCTGTCAGATGCGGGCAAGCTGATTGACACGACATCTGGCGGCGTGACAGTGCCATCGGGTATTTTCTCAGCTGGTCAGACAATCTCGATTTACAATGACAGCTCATCAACGATTACAATTACGCAAGCCACAGGCGTGACCATGTATCTTGTTGGAACGGCTTCTACTGGCAATCGCAGCTTAACTCAAAGAGGCGTAGCCACAGTTATATGCGTAGGTTCTAATACCTTTGTTATCACAGGCGGCGGGTTGTCGTAATGACTGTTTATAGCTTTTTGGCTGGATCTTCTAAAGGTGGTAACGCGAATACATCGTATCCGCTAAATACATCATTGCGGATACGTTCTAGTGCATCAGCTTATCTCAGCAGAACGCCAGCGAGTGCTAGTAATAGAACTACTTGGACTTGGAGCGGCTGGGTTAAACGTGGAACATTAAGTCTTCGGCAGGTATTATTTGCTTGCTGGGCAGCAAATAACGACAATCAAAGATTGTTTATAGAATTTGGGAATAATTATGTTGATGAATTAAGTATAACCGCTTATTCAGTAGTATTTAGAGGTACAACTCAATTATTTCGTGATCCTTCTGCTTGGTATCATATTATTGTTGCAATAGATACTACTCAAGCAACAGCATCTAATCGTATAAAAATTTATGTAAATGGTGTACAAGTAACATCTTTTGCAACAAGCAATGATCCTGCTCTTAATGCTAGCCTTGGAATTAACCAAGCATCGGTTCACGACATTGGTCAATCAACAGCTGGAAGTTTTTATTTCGACGGATACCTCGCTGAAGTTAATTTCATTGACGGACAAGCATTAACACCATCAGCTTTTGGCGCGTATGACATCGTGACAGGCGTATGGCAGCCATCTAAGTACACTGGTACTTATGGCACTAACGGATTTTATTTGCCGTTTAGTAATACAACTAGCACCACAACATTAGGTTATGATTTTTCAGGAAATGGAAATAACTGGACGACAAATAATATCAGTTTGACTGCTGGTTCAACATACGATGCTATGACAGATGTGCCTACGCTTACAAGCAATACATCAAGTAATTATTGCGTGATGAATCCGCTGAACTATGCTGGTACAGTAACCCCATCAAACGGGAATTTGACTGTTACCGCAGCTGCTGACAATGGGCAAGTTGCTGGAACAATTGGGATGAATACAGGCAAATGGTATTACGAACATACCATTACTGCGGTAGGTGGAGAAAATTCTGTTGGAATTGGTAGTTCTCTTATTTCTAATAATTCTGGATTTGTTGGATTTGGGGCAACTCAATATGGCTATAATAATAATGGTAACAAATATAACAATGCGTCATCTACCGCATACGGCGCAACATTTACAACAGGCGATGTAATTGGTGTTGCTTACGATGCAGGCGCTGGCTCATTGACGTTCTACAAAAACGGAACTTCACAAGGAGTTGCTTTTACTGGCCTTACTGGAACCATGTTTCCTCTTGCGTCCGTTCGCTCAACAGGTGGTCAAAACATAAGCAACTTAAATTTTGGTCAGCAGCCTTTTGTATACACACCACCTACAGGATTTAGCGCATTAAACACAGCCAATTTACCCATTCCAACAATAACGAATGGCGCTTTATATAATGCTGCTACGATTTACACAGGAAATGGGTCTTCTCAGTCTATTGTCAACTCACAGTCCAATGGCGGGAACAATGCACTTGGCAATACGTTTGAACCTGATTTGGTTTGGATAAAAGATAGAACAACAAACAACTACCATGTTTTATTCAACAGCATAGTTGGTGGAACAAACTATCTTAGTTCTAATTCAACTCAAGTTGAAACTGGTGCATTTGGACATATAACATTTAATTCTAATGGATTTACAGTATCTTCAGGCGGTACTGGAATAAACAATGTTGGATATAATGGTGACAACTACGTCGCATGGCAATGGAACGCTGGTTCGGGAACATCTGGATCTAACACCAATGGATCAATAACAAGCACTGTCAGCGTCAATCAGGTTGCTGGTTTTAGTATTGTAACTTGGACGGGAACTGGTGTTACTGGTGCAACTGTTGGGCATGGACTTAATGCCGTACCGAGTTTTATTATAACAAAAGTTAGAAGTACAACTAATGATTGGCCTATTTATCATATAAGTTTAGGAAATACAGGTGGCATGTATTTAGATTTAACTAATGCATTTGCATCTAGTGCTGGATTTTGGAATAATACATCGCCAACATCAACAGTATTTACAGTAGTATCTGGCAATTCTAATGCTTCGGGACAAACTTATGTTGGGTATTGCTGGACGCCAATAGCTGGATATTCCTCATTTGGCAGCTACACAGGTAATGGTAGTACTGATGGGACATTTGTGTTTACAAATTTCCGCCCACGCTTTATTCTTATTAAGCGTACAGACACAACAAGTAACTGGTATATATGGGATACATCACGCAACACCTATAACGTAATCGGTGAAGAATTATACCCCAACTTATCCAACGCTGGGTCAACCGCTACAGATTTAGACGTTGTTTCTAACGGATTTAAATTAAGAAGTACGGCTGCTGATCTTAATGCAAGCGGCGGGTCATATATTTACGCTGCTTTTGCTGAAAATCCTTTCCGCAATGCCTTGGCGAGATAGGTGCAAAATGGTATATAAATACTGTTCAACCAGAGGGGTAAAACAATGAACGTAACATTAAGCTTAACAGTCGATGAAGTTAACTACATCCTTGGCGCATTGGGCAGTCGTCCATTTGCTGAGGTTCAATCGTTAATTTTTAAGATCAAGCAGGATGCAGAAAGCCAGCTGGCTACCGCACCAGCTCCTGCTCTCGCTCCAGAAGCAACAGCAACTCCAGACGCACCAACGGAATAATTATGGACACGCAGACTCTCATAAACACAACTATTGGCATTGGTTTAACTGTCGTTGGTTGGTTCGCAAGAACATTATGGGAGTCTGTATGTCAATTACGAAACCAAATTCATGAAATTGAAATAGATTTGCCAAAAACTTATGTTAGTAAAGATGACTTCAGCAATACGATGAAACACATTGAAGACATGTTTCAGCGTATTTATGATAAACTTGACAATAAAGCAGACAAGTAGTTTAGTTTAAGGGGGAGAATAGCATGGTTAAACATGGACCCTTTAACAATTCTTGCATTGGCGCAAACGGCATACGGCGCCATTAAATCAGGCATAGCGGCTGGTAAAGAAATCCAAGGCATGATGCAAGATGTCAGCTCCCTTATGGGGACTGTTGGCGAAATTACGCGCCTTGCTGCCGAGCCTAAAAAGGGCGGCTTATTTACATCCAAAGAAAGTGCGGAAAAGCGGGCTATGGAAGCCTATGCCGCCAAACAGCAAATCAACAAAATGATGCAGGAAGCACAAAATCTGTTTGTGTCTGAATATGGCTACGCAGAATGGATGCGCCTGCAAGAAGAAATTACCCGTATTAAGAAGGCTGACAAACTGGCAGCTGAAAAGGCAAAACGGGAGCGTGAAAATTTTTTACGCGGTTTGCTGGTGTGGGGCAGTGTTTTTGTCATCACATTTGTGGTAATTATAGTTGTGTTTTTCGTCGCTTATGTCCTCACAGTGAAAGGTTAATCCCATGCAAATGTCAGAAGGTGGTTTGAACGCCCTTACAAAACAATTTGAGGGCTGTAAGCTGACTGCTTACCGCTGCCCAGCAGGTAAGCTGACAATCGGTTATGGCCATACATCAGCCGCTGGTGCTCCAGAAGTCACTGAAGGCATGACAATAACACAAGAACAGGCCAATCAAATCCTCGCATCTGACATGCAGAAATTTGAGAGGCAAGTCGAATCACTTGTTAAAGTGGAACTGACACAGCACCAGTTCGATGCTTTGGTCGATTTTTGCTATAATGAGGGTAAAGGTAATTTGGTTCAGTCTTCACTTTTAAGATACGTTAATGCCAAGCAGTTTGACAAGGTTCCAGCTGCTTTCATGCTTTATAACCGCGCAGATGGTCAGGTGTTAAATGGGCTTATTCACAGACGTGCCGAAGAAGTCAAATGGTGGAGTTCAGGAGAGGCTCCCATTGACCAAGAAGAAATGCGTGCCACGCCAGACGTTCCGAAGGCCAAAACAATGGCAGACAGTAAGCAAGGAAATACAGCTCTTGTCACCTCCGCCTTGGGTGCTGCGGGAGCCGCCAAAACTGTCACCGACCACGCTCAAGATGTGGTTGGACAAGCGCAATCGGCTAATGACCTTCTGACACAAATCCAAGGTCTATTATCAAATACCAATTTTGACATCATGCTGGCTGTTGTGGTGGCAGGATTTGCTATTTGGTATTTCCGTAAGCAGCACATGGAGGAGCATGGTGTATGATGGCTTTTCTGTTCACCCCCATCGGTCGCTATATCGCACTTGCTATTATTGTGATAATGTGCGTGACAGGAGTTTATTACAGTATTAGATCTAATGCTGTGACAGAATATCAGGCCAAAGAATTGGCCGTGTCAGTGGAACATGAAAATGCGGCAATTAAAGCTGGTGACAGGGCTGATGCTATTGACAGTGACCCTAGCAGGTTGCGCGATCCGGACTCCTTTGAACGCAAGTAGCGCGTGCAATGTATGGAAAGATGTCAGTTGGTCTCCAAAAGATACTGACCAAACCATTCGGGAAGTGAAAGAAAACAACGCTCGCCGGACTGGTTATTGCGAAGGTGTTAAATGACAACAGGTTTATCCTATGACGGATCGGTTTCTGGCACGACAAGTTACGTGACACAGATTGCTACTATGGCTGTTGTCAGCCCAACTGACACCAATTTTCAGACCATTCTGCCACAGATGATTACATATGCGGAAAACCGCATGTATCGCGACTTAGACTTTTTATTTACGTCTATTTCAACAACGGCATATGGTTTGACAGTTGGCAGCCGCAGCATTGTGGTCCCAGCCAATATATTTGTGGTTCCAGAGCAGATTTCTGTCATTACACCTGCTGGCACGTCTGACCCAAATTCTGGTGTCAGAAACCCCCTGCTACCAACGACGAAAGAATTTTTGGATCAGGTTTTTAACAACGCTTCAGCTACTGGATTGCCACAGTATTTCTGCCCATTTGGTGATTACACATTCCTTGTGGGTCCATATCCAGATGCAAATTATATTTGCGAAATTACGGGTACATATCGTCCCGACAGCTTATCATCTACCAATCTTACGACATTTATCAGTCTGTATTTGCCTGACCTGTTTATTATGGCAAGCATGATTTATGTCAGCGCATATCAGCGCAATTTCGGTCGAGCTGTTGATGATCCGACAATGGCTGTGACATATGAATCCCAATATCAAGCCCTTCTCGCATCGGCTAAACTTGAGGAAAACCGCAAGAAGTACGAAGCAGCCGCTTGGTCGTCTCAGTCGCCATCTGTTTCAGCTTCTCCGACAAGGGGCTAACACATGCCTCATTCCAGTTTTAAACTCATACCAGGGGTCGATCAGAACAAAACCCCCGCTTTAAATGAGGCAGCTATTTCATTTAGCCAGCTGGTTAGGTTTATTGCTGACCGCACACTTGGCGGGTTAATTCAAAAGCTTGGTGGTTGGAGTAAATTTATTACAACTCCAATTAATTCAATTGTCCGCGCTTTATGGGCATGGGAAGACACCAACTCAAATGCTTATTTAGCAGCAGGAGCTGAAGGACAAGCACCAGTAACTGTGACAGGCGCATCTGGAACTGGATCTACAGCTACTCTGACATTTGCAGGTCCAATTAATTTTAAAGTTGGAACAGGTATTACTGTCACAGGAATTAATAACACTGTGACTGGTGCATCTGGCACGGGTACAACTGCGACTGTTACTTTTTCTGGCGGGATAACCTTCCCAGTTGGTACAAGTGTCACCATAAGCGGCATTAATCCATCAGGATATAATGGCACTTATTTAATTACAGCAAGTTCATCTGGCAGTGTCAGCTTCTCAAATGTAACAACTGACACATATGTTTCGGGCGGTGTTATTTCTGGCCAAGGCGGATATAACGGCACGTTTTCAGTAACGGCAAGCACATCAACAAGTGTCAGCTATGCTAATACGACTACATATACTTATGTTTCTGGCGGCTCTATTGCTGGCTTGGGTGGTGCTTTAACAGTTGTTAAAAATGGC